CCAGTAATATATGCTCCACTAATTTCACCGCCAGTAATATATGTTCCACTAATTTCACCGCCAGTAATATATGCCCCACTAATATCACTACCAATTATATCTCCTTTAAATGTTCCCGATTCCGCATATAAATCACCATAGCTGTTTACTCTAAATGCACCATTACCAATATTAATACTTCCTCCTGTAAAACTACTTGCTTCAATTAAACTACCTTCAATATTACCCTTAAAAGTACCCGACTCTGCATATAAATCACCATAAGTGTTTACTCTAAATTTGCCATTACCAATATTAATACTTCCTCCTGTAAAACTACTTGCTTCAATATTACTACTTGTAATTGTTCCACCGCTCAAAGTTCCACTAAATGTACCAGTTGAACCAGTAATATCTCCTTTAAAATATCCATCGTCGGCATAAATATTTCCCGTGATATTTGCTTTTGTTGCATAAAATGTACCGTCTTGTTGAACTCTAAATGGTGCTATATTTCGATTGGCATATGTGTTTCCTGCCCAAAATCTAATAGAAGAAGATACATCTCCTATATTACTTAATCCTGCATTTCCTAAATCAACTCTATCACCTGTAATGTAAGATGTACCACTACTAGAATCAATTTGAATAGCTCCATTAGATACATATAATCCTCTGTAATCCATCCTTGCATATTTGTTTACATCTGATGTATATGCAGTTATTCCACTTCCATCCATTTTTAAAGCCGTTGGCAAAGGTGCTTCTAAATTCAAATCCTCTCTTAATTGATTGTTAACATC